ACTTGAACCATTTTCTTTTTGTGGGTCTTGTATGTTTCCTTGTCTGTTTTGTTAGCTTTTGGTGCTTACCACTTCTTGCTTTTCCTCTCTCCGGAATTTCCGGAGTTGTAGAGTATGAGAAGAAGAAGTTGTATGCAGAAGTTGCAGCAGACAATGAAGCTATGCCAAAGGTATTTAAGATGTATCGTGATAAACACATTCAGTGGATAACTGGAGTGTGCGTCGTGATTGCAGCATTGTATTCTTTGGCACAGGTTTGGAAGGCTATTAAGGTTGTGCCTTCCCCACAAGGGAATATCGCTCCTACGTCTATGGTTGACATTAAGGAGCGTGACGAGCAAACAAATCCCTGGGCTGGAGTTATTGTTTCTCCTATGCCGTGCAGTGATAAGTCGAAAACAACGACCCAGACCAATTGGAGTCTAAAGTTTTTGACAATCTTTGTCACATGCATATCCAGGTTGATGATAAAGGAAAAGAACGTCACTTTGAATGTGATGCTTTCTTCCCTAAGTCAAATGTTGCGCTCGTTCCTCAACACATGTGGATTGCAGACGATGTGAAGGCAAAGTTTGTGCGCCATGATCCTGCGAAAATAGGAGGCAATTTCGAGAGCTTCCTGTATCGCAAGAATAGTGTTGATATTCCCAATTCCGATTTGTCATTGGTTTGGGTCCCCAATGGAGGGGATTGGAAAGATTTGACAGACTACCTTCCAACATTTCAGTTCAATGATGTACCTGCTCGTTTGGTTTACAAGAAGCCAGATGGAGATAAGGCAATATCAAAATTGAAGATGGAATGTGGAATGGTGGACACTTTCGCTGCGTCTTTCTTTGGAGCCAAATACAATTTGTCTTTCGAAACTTTTGAAGGACTGTGTATGGCTCCGCTTGTTACTGAGACAAAGGGTCCTCTCATTGGAGGATTTCATCTCGGAGGCAAGAATGGTGAGACACGTGGTTGTAGTGGTCTTCTATTGAAGGGTGATTTTGAACGTGCATTTGAAGAGTTGAAGAAGAAACCGAATGTGGTTTTATCAAAGAGTTCGGGCACTATGCCTACAAAGCTCTATGACATTCAATTTTTCGAAAGCACAAAAGTTCACCCCAAGAGTCCCGTTAATTACTTGCCTGAAGGTACAAATTGTAAATTCTATGGTCAAGTAAAAGGACGTGCATCATATCATTCTGATGTAGAAGACACTGTCATTTCGGCATACGTGGAGGACGTATGTGGGGTTCCCCAGAAATGGGGTGGCCCTAAGTTTCGCAAGGGATGGCCTTGGCAAGCATCTTTGCAATATTCTACAAAACCATCTTGTGGTATTGAAGGATCATTGTTAGAGAAAGCTGCTGATGACTATCTCAGTGGGATTACTAAAATGCTGGACGAAATTCCAGGACTCACTGTTGATGTACGACCTTTGACAGACATGGAGACAGTCTGTGGTCGTGATGGAGTTCGGTTCATCGATAAGATGCCACCGAATACCTCAGTTGGATATCCTTTATCTGGTCCCAAGTCAAACTTCTTGACTTTGTGTGAT